TTAAGCGGCCCCCAAAATAGCCGATAAATGCGCCTGAAATAGCCGATCCGCGGTCATATAGCCGAGGATTTTCCGCGGGTAGTTATTGATCCAGACGGTGACAGCTTCGATCACTTCGTCGGCGATCTCGTCAAAGTTCGTCCCCTTCGGCAGCCAGCGCCGGATCATCTTGTTGAGGTTCTCGTTGCTGCCGCGCTCGTATGAGCTGTACGGGTGGCAGTAGTAGAGCTTAGTCCGTGAGCCGTCGCCCAGAGCGCTGCGCTCCATACTGGGACAGTCGGCAAACTCGCTCCCATTGTCCACGGTGATTGTCTGGAATACCAGCGGGAACTTGTCGCCCCACTCGCGCTCCAGATTGTCGAGGGCCTGCACCACGCTGGCCGCGCTTTTGTCTGGGAGCTTGGCTGTGATTTCTTCGCGGGTGAGCCGTTCGGTGAGCACCAGAATGGCAGCCTTGCCCGGTCTGGCACTCACTACGGTGTCCATTTCCCAGTGCCCGAAGGTGGATCGCTCGTCGATTTCCTCCGGGCGCTTTTCTATGCTCTCACCCTTCGGCGGGCGTTTCTGCGCTTTCACTTTATGATATGCGCGTTTTTTATCACCCTTTTGTGGGAGGCTGCCATTCGTGAGCCGCAGAAAAACGCCCTTTTCTATGTAGCTGTATAGGGTGTTGACGCTGATCGAAGTCTTGAAGCTCATTCCGTTGGCCTCGATTTCGCCCAGAACGGCAGCAGGCGAGAGCTTGTCGTCAGCGATCCGGCGTTCTATATACTCGGCCAGCTCGTGATCCTTGCCGAGCTTTATGTCCGCGCCCTTCGCTGCGAGGTTGGCGCGGTATTTCATTTCGCCGAGGTCTGAGCTGTACCGGGTTTCTTCTGTGTAGTCACTGTTCCGGTGCTGATACTCTCCACGCTTCTTTTCGCGGTATATTGTGGAAATATGGACGCCGAGGATCTCCGCGATCTCTTTCGGTGTCTTTTTGTCCCTTAAATGGGCCTCCATGCGGAGTCGGTCGGTTTTACTTAAATGTTTGAAGCGTCTCATGCTTATGCCCTCCATAAATAAAAATAAGGGAGCAGCCGTAGCCGCTCCCGCTTTCCTGTCCCTTAATCATTTTCTTGCAGCGTGCGTTTGAGTATGATATACATTTCCCGCGCAAGCTGTTTTTCGTCGTCGTATGGAGTCAGGGCCCGGATCAATTTTATGGCGTTTAAGAATGTGATATTTTCCAGCTTAGTGTCCCCGGCCTCTAATTTCTGCACCCACCTGATATTTACGCCGATCTGCTCGGCCAACTGCTTTTGTGTCAGCCCTTTGTCTTTTCTCATTTCTTTGATATTCATAGCGTATCACCTCCAAAATGCGCCTTTATCGGCGTGTTTATATAATACGCCTTTATCGGCGTATTGTCAAGCACGTTTCGCATTTTTTCGCAAATAAAAAAGGACGGTTCCCCGTCCTCATTCATCAGCAGGCAGCAGCTCGCAAATTTGCACGTTTAGCACCTTCGAGAAGTAGAGCAGCTCGAAGTCTGGCACGACGCGCTCGCCGGTTTCGATCCGGCTTATTGCCTTTTGGTTCAGGTTCAGCCCGGCGAGCTGGAGCTGGGCCGCGAGTTCTTCCTGAGATAGTCCGGCAGCCTCCCGGCGTTCCTTTATTTTTTGGCCGGAGGCGTTGGCTCTGCCGTCGGTGTATTTGTATAGTTTCATGGCGTTGCGCCTCCTTTTTTATCCCAAAGATAGGTAGACAGCATATTGACTTTAGCATGATTCATCGTCTATAATTATCCCAAACATGACTAACGCGAAAAAACGCAAATAAAAAAGTCATGGAAATGGAGGTTTAATTTACATGAGTAAATCAGAGAAAAAAGCCGGGCCGGGCGAGGGAAAAAACGGCAAAAAGAAGTGGATCATTGTTGGCGTTGTGGCTGTTTTGGTGCTGGCCGCTGCCGTTGGAGGGAATAAGGGCAGCGATCAGACGGCGGGCACTCCGAGCTCGGAGCCGCCCACTCAGGCAAGCGCCCCGGCAGAGTCGGAGCCGTCCGCAGCAGAGCCGGAGCCGAACACGAGCGCGAAGGTGGATGCGCTGGCACGCGAGGCGAAGGACTCCGTGGCAGGGGACGTCACGGAGGAAATGAGGGACGAGGCCGTGGCGTTCATTGTAGAGCATTACCCTGATTATTACGGCGATAATGAGACAATGGAGCGGGCCATGTTCTACGGCTTCTGGCTGGAGTACGCATACGACGGCGACGAAGGGGCCCGTAATTATTACAATCTCGGCATGGATATGGAGCAGGCCGTGAAGTATGTGTACCGCGGAGCAGAAAAGGCAGAGGACGAGGCGACGAAGGAAAACCTCACCCAGATCAAAGAGTCGCTCGAAGCAATCGGGCAGACGGTCGAATAAGGCGCATTGAGACGCAAAAAGAGGCCCGGAGGGTAAAACACCCGCCGAGCCTTTTTCGTTGCTCTGGGAGCTTGTGTGAAGCTCTCAGGGCCTTTTATTCTGCTGTCGCCTCCGGCGCTGCTGCTGGTACGGCTTCGGCCGCGATCTGCTGCACGGCCGTGGCTGCGATCGTAGTTGCTACGCTTGCAGCTGTCGCCGCTGCGGTTGTCGCTGCGGTTTTGTCAGCCTCCGGCGTCTTGATTTCGCGGCATACCTGCTCGATCTTGGTTTCCACCCATGCGTCAAAGTCGCCGTAAATCTCGCCCAGCGCATTGACGGCAGCGTCGCCGAGGATCTCCAGTGTCTTGTCCTTGGCCTTGTTGAAGGCTTCGATCTGTTTCTCCTTGGTGAATTTGCCCTCAGCTTTCAGCGCGTCGGTGAAGGTCTGGGCCGTATAGGTGACGGCCTGCGCCACCGCGTCGGCCGCCATGTTCATGTACTTGGCCGCGGTTTCGTTGTCGAGCTCCTTCTCGATCTGGGCGGTACGCTTTTTCAGCAGCGCCACCAGATAGGCCCCGCCCGTTGTAATGAGCAGGCAGAGGACAGGCACGCAAGCGTTCACGATCTGCTGCATTGTTTCATTCATGGCGATCCCTCCTTAGATTAGTTTATTGACAATTTGCTGCACGGCTGCGTAGTTGTAGCCCGCTGCTTCCAGCCGCTTTCTGCGGTCGGCTCCGTTGCCCCATTTACCCGCGATCACTTCCTTGGCGATCTCGGTGTTGGACTTTTTGGCCTTCTGGCCGGAGAGCTTCGCATTGACGGCGCTCTGCACGGCGTCGTAGTCATACCCGGCCGCGGTGAGGCGGCTCTTGCGGTCGGGCCCGTTTCCCCACTTGCCAGCCAGTACCTCGTCTGCCAGCTGCGCCACGGTCTTTTTGCCGGTGCTCCCTGCGGGTTTGCTGCCGGTGTTTCCAGAGCTGGCCGCACCGCCCTTGAATTTCGGCAGGCCATAGCCGCGAATATACCGGCCATTCACCTGCATGGTGCGGCGGCCCACGGCGTCGCTCATGTTGCCCTCGATCACCTTCATGGTGGAGCCGCTCACGCTTTCCACAATGCCGACGTGATCCGGCCAGCCGGTATTGTCACCCGCGCCGGAGTCGTCCCAGTCGTAGAAGATAACATCACCGGGCTGCGGGGTGTGGGCGTCGTTTTCCTGCCATGCGCCGAGCTTCTGGAAAAGCTGGATCATTTGCCCGCACCCGCACTCGGTCGGGATAATGTCGGTCAGGCCGCACTTGATCGCCATGGCAGACACGAAGGTGGCGCACCATGCGTCCGTATATTTCACGGCGTAGCCTCTGGCGAGGGGCTTGTGTCCGTTGTAAATGTCAATGATCTGGCGGTGGCTGCCGTTTGCCTCCTTGCAGCCGAGGTAGCTCGCCGCTGTTTTTACAAAGTTCTGTCGCTGTGACATATTGCCTCCATTTCCGGCTCCGGCTCCGGCGTTTCCTCCGGTGTAGCCGTTGAGCCTATTCTGCTTGATTTGCGCCTCGTAGTCCACAAAGGCGGTGTCCATGTCCACGTCGCCGCTGATACCTGCCACTTTGCCCTTGCTGGAGCTCTGCCACATGCCGAAGCTGTGGCCGGTATAGGTCGGAGCGCTGGCCCACTGTGCGAGCCAGAAGTCGAAGCGGGCGAGCGCGTTCATGTCCAGACGGTTGCGGGCCCAGTCCGCGTTGCTGTAAAAGCTCGCATAATAGCCCGCGGCCTCCAGTGCGGAGCAGAACGTCGTCACCATGGCGGTGAGGGTGCTCCGGCCGAGCCCTGCCTGCGTCTTGTCCTCAATGTCGAAGGCGATCGGGTAGAGGATCCGGCCCTTGTACTTGGCGAGCTGCTGGATCACAAACGCCGCCTCCTTCTTGACGGCCTCTACGGTCAGGGCGTAGCTGTAAAAGTAGCAGCCGACGGCGATCCCGTTTTTCAGGGCTCCCTCTACGTTCTTCTGGTAGCAGCCGTCCACGCCGCAGGCTGTACCGTCCTTGCTACCATAGCCGAGCCGGATCATGGCGAACTTTACGCCGTCCCCGGCCACCTTGGCCCAGTCGATCGCTCCCTGCCACTTGGACACGTCAATGCCTTTCAGTTTTATGCTCATGTCGTTGTTCTCCTTACATGTCGTTGAAATTGGCCGCCTCTGGTTGTACGCCAGCAGCGGCCATAAGTTTGATTTTGTTCTCGGCCTTGGCCTTGGAGTAGTAAAAGCCCGTAGCCGCGGCCATTTCTGTGAATACTGCCGGGATCAGGTAGCCGAGCGCCGAGGTGTCCATGGTGATCCAGATCATGCGGCAGGAAAACAGAACGATCGCCACTGTGACGACACTCACGCCCACGAAAATGAGCTTTGAAAACTCCACTTTTTTGTTGAGCTTGGCCGCCGCTTTCAGTTGCCGGATCTGTTTTCTGAGTCGCTGGTTTTCCAGCGTGAGCCGCTCGATCTGCACCTGCGGATCCTCAGCGTCCCCGGTGGCGGTTGCCTCCAGTGCTTCGTATTCTCCGCGCATGATTTCCACCTCCCTTAGTCGAACAGTGCGCCGATCCCCTGCTCGGTTAAAAAGTCCTTTTGCTCGTGTTTTACTTTTGCCGCGTATTCCAGCGCGGCGTGCATGTCGCCATTACAATGCGCGTCCGGGATCCGCTGCACGGCTCTGGCCGTTGCCTCGCCGAGAGCGATCGCAGCCCCGACGCCCTGCACCAGAAAAAGCTCTTGCTTTTCGCGGTTCCTTTCCCGCCTTTCCTCGGCGGCTTGGCGTTCCCGTTCCTCATTTTCGCGCTTCTTTTCCCGCTTCTGGAGTCGCTGCTCGATCAACCAAAAGCAGAAGCCGGTCAGCGCTGAGGGTATGCTGGCGGCTATAATGATCGCTGTTACGTCCATGTGTTCACCTCCTGAGACTGTTCGCCGTCCCTGCGTTTGAATTTGATATTGTTTTCGATCCACTTCTGGAGCCCGTGCGTCGAACAGTGGCCCAGCATACCGAAGTAGCTCTGCATGGTGGCGTCCACCGCGTCGAAGTCAATCAGCCCGGCCTCGTATTCCTTGGCAATATAGCGCATACGGGCCTTTGCTTTCTTGACGCTCTGCCTCGTAGGTTTCCGGCCGCCCGGAAAAATGCGGCAGCCCACGAATGTGATCCCACGCTTCACGAGCCCGATCGCGGTCTTGCTGTTGAGTTCGAGGTGTAGCACTTCGTTGAGGTATTCCTCAATGAGTGCCCGCCATTCGTTCAGCGTTTTGGCGTCTCGGTGTAGCAGCACCATGTCGTCCATATACCGGACGTAAAAATGGGCTTTCAGCTCGTGCTTGATATACTGATCCAGCTCGTTGAGACAGACGTTTGCGAGCAGCTGGCTGGTGAGGTTGCCGATCGGCATACCCACCTCGAAAAGCCGCTCCGCTGGCGGCACCTCGTCAGCCGACTTGCCCGGAGGCAGGCCGAATGGTGTATGGTCGCAGTTGATGATCGTGTCCATGAGCCAGAGAAAACCGTCCTCACCCGGATATTTTCGCGCTAAAATACCGAGCAGAACGCTGTGATCCACTCGGTAGAAATATTTTGAAATATCCAGTTTTAAGTAGTGCCACGGTGCCCCGGCTTTGCGGTCAACGAGTGCGGCCCAGTATTGGAGCCGGTCAGCCGAGCGGGTGGTGCCTTTGCCGACTCTGCACCCGTAGCTGTGGTATATCATGCCATTGTCGAGCTCTTGGTTTACCTGCAAATAAATGGCCCATTGAACGACGCGATCCCGGAAGCCCAGCGCCATAATGAGCCGACGCTTTGGCTCCGAGACGTAAAACTGCCGGTATCGGCCCACGGTGTAGGTGCGCCAGATCAAGTCGTTTTGTATGCCGATCAGGTTTTCCTCCAGCCGGGCCGAGAAGGCCGCCACGTCGTCCCGGTACCACTTTTCGCTCGCTGCCTCGTGGTATGCGTTCAGCAGGTTTTCCCACGAGTATATTCGTTCCAGAAGGGAGGGGTGGCTTGTTTGTTCCATGCCTTCGCTCCTTCCATGATTTCATAAAATTGGCCCGCGTGTGACACTCCTTGGATCGGCCGTTCCCCGGCGGTTGCCGCTCCGCAGGTTCCCGGCCGCCCTTCACCCGCATAGCAGGAGCGGCCAGCCTGCGCGGTTTGCCCGCCGCCCCCGGTGGCCTCCACCGGCGAGCTGCACGAGCGTGTATCTTCGGCCTTGTCGGCCGGGAAATGCGTCCCTTTTGCCTTGGTGCTCCTGCTGGGCCTTGGCCCGCAGGAAATAAGCGAAAAAGGCAAGAGCGGAGCGGAAGCCGACGTTCCAGTTCACATTCGCGCGGGAGTTGTTGCCGTTGAAGTAGAACACACCAGCGTTCGCACCGTTGTTCCAGTT